TAAGAAAATAGATTACGAGCATGATATACAGGAATATGCAAAGGACTTTGTTCGGATGCTGGATGCAGCTCTTCCAAAATCAGATAAGTTACCCAGGGATGAGGATGACACATTTAATTTACGCCCCAGAGACGAAGGCAGCGTGCGAGCTGGGACTAAAAAATACAAAGGTTTTAACTTAAATAGCCCAAAACAGTTGAAGGAAAAGTTATCTGCTGTACTTAAGTGCAAACTTGATAGTGTTTCAAGGCAGTCTTTGCGTGAATTTGCGGGGCACCACCCTGTTATTCAAGTTTATTTGGATTGGAAGAAAGCTGAAAAGAGACGCCAAATGATTACTTCAATACAAGAAAAAATGCAGCCTGACGGTTTTGTCAGAGCCAGTTACATGCAGTTGGGTGCAGAAACGGGAAGGATGACATGTTTTAACCCCAATAACCAACAGATACCTAAAGATCCACAGTTTCGTGGATGCGTAGAAGCTCCTGAAGGTTGGCTTTTGGTAGATGCTGACTTTAGTCAAATGGAATTAAAACTGGCTGCTGCTATAGCCAAAGATGAAAAGATGAGTCAAGCGTTCAAAGACGGTCAAGACCTGCATAGTGTTACAGCTGAATCCATTGGGTGTACGCGCCAAATAGCTAAATCAGCAAACTTCGGTCTTCTATATGGTTCTGGGCCAAACGGTCTCAGAAATTACGCTGCAGGTATGGGGGTGAGCATGACTTTAGAGGAGGCTACAAAAATTAGATCTGATTGGTTTAAAGCTTTTGATGGTATTGCTTCTTGGCACAAAGATATGTCTAAAGAAGCTGAAGAGTCTAATTGCATAAGTCAAATACGCGTACCTGTATCTGGTATGAAACGAGAGCTATTAACAGACATGAATAGGTTGACTATTCGGTGCAACACACCAGTTCAAGGTGCGGGCGCTGCCATCCTTAAGCTTGCTCTTGGCAACCTCTGGCCTTTGGTCAAAGAAGCTGGGGAGGACATAGTAAAGATTGCTGCTGCTGTGCATGATGAAATTTTGCTTCTAGTTCGGGAGGAGGCAGCCGAAGAATGGGCAAAAACCCTAAAACAAGTAATGGAGGAGGCCGAAGCTCACTGGCTTGGTGACATACCAGCGTTAGCAGAGGTTTCTACTGGTAAAACTTGGGAGGAAACTCACTGATGATCAGCGTTTACTGCACAGACATGGGGTGGTTTTCTTCTTGTAAAGGCACGGTAATGTATCACAAGAATTTGCAGGAGGCTATGGATGCCGCTTACAGGAAGGCAAATAGTAATGGAACGCTTAAACAAGGCTATTCGCACCGCTACTGCAGGTGATCTTCAGCGAGCTGCAATGTTTTTAGAAGAAGCAAAAAAAGTACGGGCGGGCTGTACGAACCAGCGTGCTCAAGCTCGCCGTGCTCAATCAACCGCCTGGAAAAAGAAAACCGATTCGTCTATTACATGGTAGTATAGTTGTAATACTCTGAACAACATGGCCCTCCGGCACGGCAATAAAACTTACTTTCAGATCTTGTTAGATCCCCATCGAGCGGAAATGATTCAAGAAGCTGCAGCGAAAGAAGACAAAAGAGCTACAGCTTGGATAAGAGAAGCCATCTACTCTGAACTAAAAAGATCTACTCCCGCTTCTTTGTATAATGAAGCAATGGCTAAAGATCAAGCAGAGTGGCGACAATCTATTCGTAAACGTGTTGAAGGCCGTTCCAAGCAAAAGGATTGATATGAGATACATATTAAAAACGCACCAGCATGGTCCTTTGTACTTGGCAGCTTTTTATAAAAATCCTAGACAAGTTTGTTTGTTTACGCCGTTTTTAGAAGATGCTTGCAGTTACCGGAATAAAAACATGGCGTTAGACGCTTCGCGGCATTTAAAAGCTCTGTTTTTTATTGATGCAGAGTTACTGGAGGTACTTGAAAATGACAAGTAACTCTTGCTCCGCAAGTAGCTGGAGCACAAGGCCGCAAGACAATATCGACGCTGCAAAAGCTCGGGCCAAGGAAACGCTGCATGAGTCAAACCCGAAGCTAACGACACTTGAAAAAGCTATTAGGCAGTCTCTTTTGAGCCGGAAAGTACGGCGTCCAATAAAGCAATGTGACCAACCGCCTGTTTAAGTAATTTTCCTTGATGCCACTGTTGACGTGCCATGGCAACGCATAGCTGTGACAACACATCTATGTTTTCGCAGTCTTCGATTTCTCTGATGCTGCGTTCCAGGGTTAGTTCTTCTTCAAGGCTTTGGGTGATGTGCATCCATTCCATTGATGGCTCGGATGGCTCGTTTTTCGGAGGCATAGGGCTCCTCTGTCTTGAACCGTATGTAATCACCTATAGCCGGGAACAACCAGTCCTGCACTGGTAAACAAGCCTGCCAATTTACGGGTTGAACACAGTTCATCACGACTGTCGTCCAAAACGCACTGATATAACCCCAGTTCATCGATCCACAAATACTGCCCAGCCGCTTGCTTCTCCTTCAATAGACCAACGTTGGTAGAAAGCAGGACGCGACATCTTGATTAACTCACCAGATTTTGTGGTGTCATGGCCACCATGTTCCATGTCTGGCTTGCCCATTGGATCCATAGCAATGAAATCATCCTTGTCATAGCCAATGATTACGCTCCAATGCCCACAACCATTGCCGTCGCATACCGCTGGTTTGCCTTTAGTTAGATCACCCCTATGAAGCCAGCCAACCATAATTGGCCTGCCCGCATCAATCTCAATTTCAATATCTTCGACTCTTACGTTTTTGCGAAACTCAGCGTCAAGACCCAGGGATCGCATTGCAGATACTTGGGAGTGAACCTCAGTCGTATCGCCGTATTTACGGCGTACTTGCCTATAAGCGTCTTGGCTTTTTACGTTGCGGTGGAACGCCACAATCATGGCGCTTGCTGCATCAAAACACTCCCTATAGCCGTAGCCAGTAGGACTATCTAGTTGGTTGTAATACGGGACGCCATAGACCTCTTGATGGATGCCGCTTGTCTTCCACATGGAAAACCATTCAGCTTCATCATCGAGAAGGTCTTGGTCGATAGCACGTTCCAGCTCTGCAATAGCAGCCAGCTGGTGTGGATCGCCTTTTTTGAAGAACTGAAAAAACGGAAGGAGTGACAACAAGCCCACAACTACAGCCCAAACCCACATTTACTTCTCAACGCGATCCTCGGGGAACAGTAGATCTCGGACATACTTACAAGCCACATCGTCTAGCTGGTTGTCTGTCTGCTCGCTGATCTTGACCAGACAATCCAGCAATAACTGTTTTACGGCTTTTGACTTGATGAAGCCAAACAGGATTGGCTTTAGCAGTAACACCATGACGGCACTGTATTTGCCGCAATACTAGACGCGGTTTTGATGACCCTCAAGCCTGGCAACATTCTGCTCTAGGTCTGAGATTCGAGCGAATAGCTCCTGGTCCCTAACCCTTAGATCCGCATGGAGCACATCCATACGGCTCGCTAAATTATCCACAGCTGAGGTCAGACGTACCAACGAATCCCTTCCATGCTGGCCTTCACGGTTGGCACCTTTCAGTCCAGAAGCGGCTACGCCTATTGACGCACCAGCAACAGCAGCCCAAATTTCAACCACCATCCGACCAATAGCGTTGTTTCATCATGGCAGAAGAACAGGTTAAGCAAGAACAGGAGCAGGAATCCGAATCAACGCCGTTGGCGGATTTTGTAAAACTCGCTGTTCTTACGTGGTCGATTGCGATGCTGACCCTTAATTACCTGGGCCACGTCAAAGCCATGGACCCAACTTTTCCCGCCAGCTTGTTGACAGGAACGCTGAGTTCCGTAGGCGTCAACATCAAACGCGCCAATGGCAAGAAGAAAGAAGAGCCTACAATTGCTGAACAAACCCCTACGTCCAAACCAAAATGAGACGTTTTCTCTTTGTATCGTGTCTAACGTTTTTTGCGATAAGTCCTGCTTCGGCGGACATCACGCACGCTATTAAGTCCTCAATCTCACTAACTGTTGATGGAGCGGGATCAATCTCAACGCGCGTACCGTCTTCAGTGGCAGTATCTGGCTCTAACGTCACTTTGGGTACTGCTCCTACTTTGGGGACACTTACTTCCGGCACTGCTCTTGGGTACACTCCTGGTGCTTACAGTATTACTACTGCTGGTGACAGCTTTTCATATACAGAGTCGTACATAGAAGGTGATGACGTTCCAACCGTGCTTTCAACAACCGTTACGGCGGGCGTAGTACCTGCTATGCCTATCTTTGGCAGCAACACTACAACTTCGGGCGGTGTAGCAGGCACTTTGGCTGGCACAATTGCAACTGATGGTGCGCTAACAATTACCGCTGGCGGTGCTGGTACGACTGCAATTGGCCAAGTTATTCAGGAGCTAACTATTCGATGAGAATACTGCTGTTGTTGCTTTTGGCTGCTCCAGCGGCAGCCATACCAATCGTTCCTAACTTTCAGCAAGGCACACTTTCCAGTACAACAAGGACAACTTCTAAAGTCAACGAAGTCATCAACTCCTACGAATACCGTACGGGTTATGAGTACACAGCAAGCGGCACAAACATAGAGTCTTCTGCAGGTCTTGCTCCACAAAGCTTGACGACAACAGCCAATACGTTGAACGGTATTTCAAGCAGATGGACTGGGCTCGATCCTGCATCTAGACCAACATGGAGCATCGTTAAGCCGGGTGCTGCTTTTTCCATAGTTGAGACTTTATCTGGACCAGGACTTATGAATCACACGCTAATAAATAGAGAAACTGACATCGAATCACTTACGGAGACCACCAGCACCTTTACCCAATGAAGCGTGTCTTAGCAGCGTTGCTGTTATTTGCTGGTCCGGTAAACGCTCAGGTTTCAAGCACTGCCGCTCCAGTCGCAAACAGTAGTGGCTCAGTCACAAACCAGGCTGTCCAGGTAGTACCGAGCAAAACTTTTGCATCCGTTATCAACGGTGTTCAGTGCCAAGGTGCAACGCTCCACATCAACCCTTTCCTTAGTTCAACCACTGGTTGGTCTGATCCGTATGAAAGGTATTACAACGAACCGGTCTACGACACGATTGATGTAACTGGTGCGTTTGACCCAGAAGGGAATCCCCTTCCAGATGGCAGACCTGACAACCCAGGCCGCGTCTTGTTTCATAAGCCAATGAGAACAGGCCAGAAAACTAACTTTTCCGTCAACGGTGGCATTACTGCGCAGATCTCAATCCCGCTAGATCGCAGCCATATCCGCACTTGTCGCAAAGCGGCAATAAAGCAAGTTGAGTTGATGGATGCTGCACTTGCTGATAAACGCCTGAATTACGAAATAGCTAGGTTGCGTAACTGCGCTGACCTGATGAAAGACGGTGTGATGTTTCATCCCAAGTCGCCGTATAGCAAGATCTGTGCTGATGTCGTCTTAGTTAATCCGCCAGGTGTCTTACCGCCCCACAAGCACTCAATTCCTACTTCTTCAAGGACCGTTGAAACTTCCGCCGTTGCCAATCCGACTCAACAGCAACCTTTTTCCCCAGCTTCTCCTTAATTTTCTTGATCGTCTTTTTAACGATGGGCTTGACCGCCTTCAGCAGAATATCGCCTAATGGTTTGGCAATGATGGCTGTTGTAGTTGCGACTGCTGCAATCGTTGCGGTTGTCATTACGACAGGACCACCAGGCAAATAATTGCCGACAATTGTTGGTAGGTCCAACGTGTCGAATTGTGTTTCGCATTTTCCATTTATCAGCTTATAACCAGTAATAACCGCAGTCTGCTGCTTGTTTTTTGCGCCTATAGGTATTGCGTCTGGTGGCGGACATGGCAGTTCTGCCTCTACATTTGGAATGTCAGACGCTGGAGGAACGTCTGGCGAAGGGGACTTAGCCGGTTGCTTGTCAGCCGGTTTTTTCTCTGGGCTTATTGCTGGCGGCTTGGCTCGTGAATAAGTCAGCGTGCCAGGCGTAAAGTCCAACGCAGCCGGAAACGATGGCATCGTTCCATCGCAAACCGTAAAATTGCCTTTTGGGTCATTGTCATAAGCCTTGTCGTTTCCAGGCTGTGTATTTCTTGTCTCAACGCAGCCAGGTATATCCGCAATCGGAAAGCCAAGCATCAATGTGATTGGTGGCTCTGATGGAATACTCTGCGGTGGGATGCTTCTCCAAACAGGTATCTCAGTAATTTCAATACGTCCTACCCCAATCTCAGGTATTTCAGGCATGAAGTCAGAGCGATTTGTCGCAGGTCAACTATGGATCGAGCGTAAGAAAAACCGCGAAGGACCGCCTATTAGCTACACCGTACTGAAAGGCTTTAGCTCAATGGGTTTTGTTGATCAAAAAGAAGTTTTAAAATTTATCCGTTGGCCAAAGGGCACTCCTACAGGCGACTCTGTGCGTGAATGGCTGGCAAGTTTTGATGACAGCGCGGAAGCTCCTGCCTCAGGGGTAGATATGGCTCTGATTGCAAAAGAAGGCTTCGGGCCGGAAGCTCACTAGAACGGCAACTTAGGAGTTTCAATTGCTGGGCCTGTAGCTGATGGCAATTCAGGCATCACATCATCGATTTGACCTGGCACCATGTCAGTCACTAGCTTTGTCAGCTCAAGCTTTAGTTCGCTCATGTAATACTTCGTCAGTGCTGGGATGCGCGTGTAAAGCACCAACGTTCCAACGACCATCGCTCCAGACATAACAAACGCTGTAGCGCCAAGCAGATTAAAGACTTTTTGCATGATGATTCCAGATAAAGCAAAAGGCCCCCTTGCGGGAACCTCTTGTCGGTCTGTGTGAGAAACCTAAGCTAGTTATAGCTCAGAAAGCGTACTTTGCACCGAGTTTTGATCCCCAGCCAAAATCATCGCCAGTGATTCCGCTCAGTTCTCCATATACAGAGATTTTTTCAGCA